AGAGACACAATTTATGAAGAGATGATTAAATATTTCTGTATAGATTAGAAGTCAAACTTAGATCGTCCGCCCATCTTCTTGCCTTTGATAAATTTAAGCAGTTTATTTTCTTTTGATGATTCATGAATTTTCCTTTCTGTTGCATATTCTATTGCTTTATCTAATGAGTGTGACATTATAGATATCCATGGTTCTTGCTTATAATTTATTTGTTTTAATGTTATTAGGAATTCTATAACGCTAGACCATCGGTAATTTAATTCTATTGGATTGTCTACAAATTGCTCTGGTATAGAAAATCGGTGATATAAATGGTCCATATCATTGCGATATAGTGACATGTGAATGCATTGCATTAATTCAGTTGACCACTGATTCGTATGCAGTTCTTTCAAGATCCAGACCAGTGATTCTAAAATTTCCAAATTGCTATCTGATGTAAAACCTTCATCTGTTATGTCAAAGCACTCTTCAAATTTATCACATTCACGTATTAATGCTTTTACTATAGTATTTTTGTAAGTATTATTCCTAATTGATTTCTTTGTATATGTTATTCTAAGTGCTGGTGAAGAATCTAATTCTTCGTCTATTTCTTCATCTAAAATTTCATCAGAGAGGAATTCAAATGCATTGTTGTCCTCAATATTACCCTTGCAGTTAAAGATTCGACATAATTCTATAAGAGAAATACTTACTAATGTATCAACTTGAAGATTTAATATATTCTGCGATTTCATCATTTTGGAAATATCTATCCCGCCACATGGCAACTCAGGGCCATCAAAAAACTGCATTTTTGCAAGATTGCATTTTCTAATCATAGCATAATCTTCAATAGCTACCTGTATTGATGTCAGTCTAACATTGTCCATATTTAGTTTTTTTATCATTGCTAGCTGCGGTTTATCTGTGTAACTTAATTTTGATATAACCACAGGACATACTGGTACCCAAAAATTTGTGGAGCGGATCCTTGATTCCTGTATTCTCTTATTATGCTCTAATATATTGCTAACTGATAGTATATTATAATGATACCTCTTTTTTGCTCTTAATTGGTAACATATATAGAACAATCTTGGGTCTAGATCTTTGTACTCTTCCATCAATTCAAACTTTAGACCATGATTTTTGTTCAATAATGCTTGGCTGTGTCGTGATATGATATCATCTCGTATTCTACTAATTTGCAATTCAGCTGCAGTGAGTTTTGAATTATTACCAATAACTCTTATATTTCTTCCATAGCCTTTAATTGATAGATCTATTGGTCCGGTCTGAAATTCTCGTGATGTTTGCCAATTGTTCCATGTTATTTGTTCTTCTGCTTTTTCTGCATCGTATCTATCTAGATCTAGTTGATCCAAGTCACCCATATGGTATAAAATGGGCACAATTTTGGACCTCAATCTAGAATGCTTGATCTTGTCATATAGCTCCCGTATAGGGACTCCTTTATATGCAAATTCTCCTATAACCCTTTTTAAAAATTGCTTTCTAGAAGATTCAGCTAAAAATGAATCTGCAAAATGGGCAATTAAACGTATACATTCATATGATAATTGCAATTCTAGATCTGTTGAAGTTGCAATTTGAGCTTTCTTTGCTTGTGATGTTATTTGCTTTAAATGATGCACTGTTACCCATTTATCATCTAGTAACATATTACCAGCTACTATAGAGCAGAAATCTGATGGTGTGGCAGGCCTTTTTGGAAGTATAAATATTTTAATTTTATGCTCTGTTGATTTTATATAGTCATAACATATTTGATAGTATTTAGTCAATTCTTTTATCTCAAATTTAATATCTCTTCCATTTGTCCTTACCTCATTTTTATTTATTCTGTCTCTCATTTTTGCTTTTAAACCAGTTTTTTCAATAAATTCTTCGAGGTGATATATATCTCTTCTCATTTCATCAGGCTCTGCTCCTCTAATAGACATATCACCGGTAACATATGCCCTTAATACTAAAGCTGGACTATGATATATTACCTTTAGGCTTTTAATTTCTGGCATCTGTGCACATGTCATAGCTGACCTATCAATGGTCATCCCTTTCATAGATAGTATTATATTGTTTGCACATGCTATTAATATAGGATCATTCATGAGACAAAAGCTATACACCGTCTTAATGTCTTCATTATTCAATGGGAATTTCTCTAGATCAGATTTTATTTGATTGTAGGTTTCAGGGAAAGTCTTCTTTCCTATGATGCATGTAGCATCATTTATATTAGGATCATCTTGGATACCGAACAATTTGTCATGGATACTTGTGTAATCTATCATTGGTTTATTTGCAAAGAGGATTTGTTCTATAAACAGTTGTGCTGGATTCTGTATTGAAAGAGATTCTTTAAATTTCCTACTTGTGTACCGAAATCTTATTGATTGACAAAACTCCTCAACATTTTCCCCTTTAGTCACTAATAACTGTGGATACTGTATAAAATAACCCAATAATTCATCTATGCTTGCCTGGTCTTGGATTATCTGCTGATAATCATTATAAGAAACAAGTCTATTCAAAGAAGCTTGCGTAGTAAATTTCCTAGGTGTGAGTAAAGATCGGGATCTCATGTCACTTGTTTCTCCCATGCCATCATCTGAGGACATTGAAGAATCTAATGCCATAAATCTTAGCATCTTGAACCTAATTACCTCCATTTCTGTTAATTGTGATATATCCCATTCTGCAATATGCTCATACTGAGTTTGGATTGGCTCTCTTTGGTGGATCACCGGTGACAGTTTTCGTGATGTCCTAACTAAAAACTCTAAATTATCTGCTTCTAAGCCTGCTATTGCTATACTAGGTAATGAACTGTTTAGTAGACCACACAACTCAATTGGTATTTCAAATCGATTGTAAGTTGGCAGAATACTGCAAGGGTCATTATTTTGCCCAGGTAGCATATTGTATGTATTATGCGTGATCCACTGATTTAATGCTATACTGATCCATGCAAGTGATGGTGGGCAACCATGTTTAATTGCAGTTTGAGTTGCTGATAGTCTACTTGCACAATCTTCATAAGGCCCTAGATATGCACAATCTCCGACTGATGTCAATAGGAAACGCCCATAAACTGAGAAAGGTTCACCATATATATTGAATAGAGAAACAAATTCTTTTATAAAATTTGTTAAGTATGTTTTCTTCATATTTGCTTGGTTTCCAAATGTTAGGCATACTTTCTCAAATAGCTTAATAGAAAATTCTATAAGCACATTATCATCCAGTTTATTCTGAACTATTACTAAAGATGTATGGTTGTCATCTGAGTGAACCATAGAATTGATTAAAGCTTCACCTTCTAGCAAGTCAATAGAACGTTTTACAATATCTTTATAAACATTCATAGAGCATGTGTGTAGATAACTGCTAGTATAGTTTAGATTACCTTGTAGCCAATTTCGCTTGATTTCTACCCAGTTTTGGGCTAAGCCATTTGTCATCTCATATATAATATCATTTTGACGCTGGACTCTCTGGTCTAAAATACTTGCGATCAAATCATCCGGTAATATGAGGCGTTTTTGCATATAATTGCATAGAAAATAAAGAATTCTTTCCTTCTCATGCTTATACAAGACTGGATCTAAAGCAAATAACCAGAAGTATTTGTACAAGACATCCTGAGCGCTCCACTTTGACATATCAGCATTTATCTCAATTTTTAAGGCATGCAACTTCATATCCATATCTATTTCTGAACCAAACATATCATTTTGAATTTTCCTATTAAGATTTTTCAAGGTTTGAGCTGTATACCTAATTTCAGATTCAGCTAGATCTTCCAACTTCTTTAATTTTGAATCTCCTGGTTCACTGATCATCTCCTCAGGATTTAAGCGGCACCTTTCCTTTGAAATACGCTCAACTAGGTATAGGCACATCTTGGCTTCAAACTCTCCCACAAATATTTCTCTATCTTTTGCTGTTTTTTGACCTTTATTAAAGAAGCTAAAATAAAATTGTTTGTGTTTTTTCATTGTGTCAAGTATATGTATTACAGTTGGTCTATCATCAATCTCATGATTTTTTATTTTTTCATATAATGCATCAAAAACTTTAGTTGACATGCAATCAGCATAGTTGGGTATAGCCTTTCTAACATCATTGTAATCTGCATGATGTACGGCACAAGATATGTCTAGCTCATCAGCAAATTCTGGATTTGCAACGGTATATTTTTTTATTTCTTTTCTCATATTTTCAAGCGTTTTCTTTTCTTTGCGGATCTTTAGATCACTAAAATCACCTATTTTAATACAAGATTTCGAACTGGTAAAAGTAGATATAGTGGTGATAGATCGTTTCAGATTATTACTATTTTCTATTCTAGATCGTATATAATTATGTCTCGATGTATCCATATTCAGTGCTTTTGCAAGTGAATATATTAAAACTCTTAAATTTACTGTCTGTTTTTTTGGTATATCAGACCATATGCCAGGTATGTTTAATCTTTGATCCCTTTCAATATCTAGTATAGTTTTTGCCAAATCTATCATTACATGATGCTTCTCATGCAGACCTTTTGAATTGAAATAGAATGGCATATAAACTTGGTTAATATATTCTTTCAGATTTACCTGACCAGGAAACCATATAGATTTTAAATCTCGCTGTGGTTTAACTCCCTTCTGAGTTATTTCATAATCTGTCAGATGTATATTTTTAAGTTCTATCTTCTCTTTCTGATCAAATGCCTCATAACACGCACGCTTTATAGTCTGTGTCATAACTACAGAAAAAGCAGTTTTAGTGTAAGGGCTAAACTTTTCAGCCATATATTCACGAACATGGCTAGATATCGCCAGGGAATTCATAATCATATATCTAGATGGTTCTGTTAGAGAGAGCATTGCTTTTGTGATTGAGACAGATGTGTGGAAACTGAAGTTCAATACATCATTGATATTCAGAGTTTTATTATCAGACAGAAATAAGCATGAAGTCATTAAAAAAAGCCCTGGAGCTGATACTATCCTTTGGCACCGCTCTTTATCTAATCTAAATCCCTTTGAAATAGACAAGTATTTAGAACCTGACTGGAATGTTGCATGCATTGAACCAGAATGTGCAACATTTTGCTTCTCATCATGCAATGCAATTATAAAGTAGCACAATGTAGACCTTTTTGTTTTGATATCTGATGACGGCATGACTATGCCATACAGATTATTGTTTGCACAGGTTACAACCCTGAAGGTGTTGTGCCTGTTGTACTGTGATGCAGCAAGCATATTTTTCATAAGAGTAGAATAATCTAATATTGCAGCCCAGTAATTTGTTGCGCAAACCTCCTGTATTCTCTGCCACATATCAGGAGATGCACTTGATATATTAAATCCATACTCTTCTAGGTAACAACCCATTTTTTGCAGTGTATTGGTTGTACCTAGTGTGTTCCTTACTTGCCTATATATTCTATTGCATGCATCCATTACATTTTTTGAATTAAAGTCCAATATTTTAGGCTTTTCTATATCTACATCATCAGACAATTTTTTACTAAATGGTTTATGACCCCCGATACCTAAAAAATCCTTAAACAAGTGTGATTTATCTTGTGTGTTCATTATTTTTGAATTGAATTTGAACTGTTGCTCCCATAATACAGTAGATGTACCTATTTCTACTTCTTCCAATTTTTGGTCAATTTTCTTAGATGTTTGTCTTGCTGTGTTTTTCAGTTTACTTACATGAGATTCATACAATCCTATATTAGATGAGAAATCCATTAATAACCCTAGCGATCTAAAACTATTAGTAAATGTCGAATCTCCCTGAATTTTCTGTAATGCTTTGGCCAAGGTTAAGATTTTTGATATATTTTCATTGGGTCGGCTCACATCTGGGGGAGACCATATGAAATGGAAACTAGGCTTTTGTTTGGACAAGTCCTCAGTTAAATCTCTCTCTGTCTTAATCCGTTCATACATATCATCCCAGCCTTTTGAAATCTGATCCTTATTTGGTGCCGGGTAATTACCTGTACATTTGAATATGCCAGATGCAGCAATATTGCAGAATTTTTTGTAAAAAGGTTCATACCTTTGTAAGATAGTAACTAGGTTTTGATTCCATTTTTCAGACTTGGTAGCATCAAATTCTAAGCTTATATTAAATGTATTTTTCTCCTCATCGTTTAGTGAATTATAGAATTCTCTAAATATTGGATGAGTATACAACTCTGGTGTATTTTCTTCTATCCAAGGTGATGTCATGGTGAATTCCCCTTGATTGACAATTTCAAGAAATCTATCATTATCCTTGAATCGATCATATAGCAGAGCACGTAGATTGAAAAACCATGTAAAGTCCAAATCAATGTATATGTTACCATATACATTAACAAAATCTAAGCTGTCAACATGCACCATTTCACGTATTGGGTCTGCCCGTATGATAACCACCTCAAAGTCTAGTCCAAAAGGTGCAAGAGCATCACCAAAAATTTCTTCATACTTAACTTTTGTAGACTGACCGTATGTAGCATCGACAGAAACCTTGTAATCTATTATGTAAAGCTTCCCGTTCAAGATAACGTAGTTATCTGGACTGCAATTTCGAATATTGAAAACAGATCCAGGTGGTAAGAAATCGAGGAGAATGTCCTGAGCAGGTGTGTCATTCCTAAATTCTATATCTAGGAATTGGCACACCTCCCTACCAAAATAGTTGTGGCGTTCCATTAGTAGATCAGACATAATGTCTTTTGCATCTTCGGGATCATTGCAATTCAAGATCCGGTTACGGAAGATATCAATGCGATAAGGATCCATGTTGAATTGTTTTCTCTAGGGG